AATAGTTACACCCGTAGAAATAAAATTGCGCCGTGCTTGAATCACTTTTAATGGCATTGGAGTATTAATAGTCTGCCCAATACCAATTGTATAAGTATTTGTATTAGTTAAAGGGAATGTAATTTCAGTAATTGCCCAGAGAGGCATTCCATAAGTTTGGAATGTCTTTATCATGGCATTAAGAGCTTGCATTGCACTTGCAGTATCAGATGTATTTACTGTAGTGCCCTGAACTAGATAAGCTATCTTTCTAAGGGCAGCAGCAATAATATCGGTACTAAACAATTCCCATGTTGTTGACCCTGAGATAGCCATTATTCTTCCTTAATAGGGGTTTCTTTACCCATACCCAAAGCAGCAGCTGCCCCTGCCCATGCTGCACCTAAGCCTAAACCAAATGTTTGCATATTGAATGCTACATGATTTCCGATGGTATCCCATCCCTGATAGAATAAGGATGCAACAGTACCACCAAATACTAGATATTTCATCAGAGAATGGGTTTTGTTATCACTCTCTGTGAAGAGTTGATTAAGCCAATTAATCATTTGGAACCTCGGGAGTTCTACGATTTTTAAAATAATCGTATATACGTATTCCGTACCAGATTATTGATCCGATAGCGGCAAGAGATGACAATATCGAAGGAAGAAAACTTAAAAAACTACCATAAGCTGCAATACCAGCTAGTATGTCTCCTACTGAAGAAGTATGGTTCATTCAGAAACCTTTAGTTTAATAAGTTCTTTTATTTCTTGAAGCATTACATTTGTTTCATTTGCTAAATCTGCCATATATATTTCCTCTTCTTCAGCGTGGATTTTATCTCGGGCTGTTTGTCTTGTTTGGGCTAATAGAATTAAAGGTGCCGCGTATCCACTCTGGATCGTGTATATGAAATTTAGAAACATAAATGGCAGGGGGTCCCAATGTTTACAGAGGGCTATGCTATTTAAGATAATCCATATAACAGTAAATAATGTTTGTCCTAATAGAAAAGAAGGGGTGCCAAAAAAAATAGCAAAACTTTCAGCAACCTGCCCAAACTTATCATCATCGCCTAAATGTTTATTTTCTTTTGGCAACCTAATTTTCATGTTAATCCTTAGAGACGCCTTTTGATCCAACATTTGGATCGTAAGCTTTCTGGCAATGATCCTTTTGGATTTTAGAGAGGAATTTACACAAGATACAACCCCACATCTTCCCCTCTTGCATGGCCTTATCAGCTCGACTAGATATTGTTTCTTTTGGATCTCCACAAAAAACAGCATTCACAAGTTGATCCAAAGCTATCAATATGTTCACAATATATTGTCTAATCATATTTAGGTTCTATTAAATTCAATAAAATAATCAATATTTACTGGATTAGCAGCAGCAATAGTAAAGGTACAGCCACTTGTTATACTACCTCTAGATACAATAGGAATGCCTCCAGATAATACCCCAAACGAGGATGCTGTAATTGTCCATCCAGTTGGCGGCCCAAAGGTAATCTCAAACTGGCCGGCAGCCGAGGGAGTAAAAACACAACGTCCGGCTAATGTACATCTACGAGTAAACGGAGAATATGGTCCAGTAACAGAAAATGTATTTGAAGTAAGAACACCAGCACCTCCTGCAGTTTGTGTAATTCCAATAGCCGGAGTTTCAACAATATCTAATAGATCAATCTTAACATTACCATTAATAGTACCAGTATTAGTCCAAGTTTGAGGGCTAACTTCAAAAACATTCATCCAGATATTTGCAGTAGAACTAGTTGCAAAATCTATAGTTGTAGCCCCAGTTAGACTTGTACCATTAACTATCGTATGGTGTGGGGTATTACCACTTGGAGCATAAGATAAATGCGCCAGATTCGCCTCAAGAGCACCCCCAGTTATAACGGTACTAACTCCCATGTAAATAGCGGTTGCGGTTGAATTTGCTTCAATCCAGGGAGAATCAATAGTAGTGGCATATGTTAAATTTGCATCAATACCAATAGATAACCCGGTATTATTATAAATTACAGGACTATTAATTTTATTAGCGTTAGAATTTCCACTATTTCCAGCACCATTATTGTTAAAATGAAATGCTTTAGTATATCCAGTTGTTCCTACTAAAGTAGGGTTATTAAATGTATTAAAATAAGAGAGATACGGAGCAGCTGCGCAATCAAAAATTGCATAGAACCCAGCAGTACCATTAGATAATCCCTCAATACGATTAAAAGTAGAACCAGTGAATCCTGAAGTAAAAATTGCAGATACTGTACTACTTGCCCCAGATGCCGGCAGGACACAAAATGGGCCAATTTGCCAGTTGTATGCACGCCCTGCTGTTGCTACTTTTTTAAACAAGGGTTCATTAGCTGCTGCAGCTTTAAAAATAACCCGGGGAGATCCAATAAATTGTCCTCCTAGAGGATTAGTATCGCTGGGGCTATTTGGAAAATATAAAGTATCTGTAAGATATGTACCATCTGGACAAAGAATACCATATCCAGAATTGATCGCTGCCTGCACTGGCACTGTAACATTTATTAAAGCAGTATTAGCTCTAACATCTGCTATTTGTGCTGGGGTCATAAAATCAAAGACACTTTTTAGATCTCTAAGTGTATCTTGAACATTGCGGGCAACAGCTCCAGTTGCATTATCAATATGCCCTATTAGAGATGACCCTGTAGAAAGAGGGGCACCATAAGTAAGGGCGTTTACATCATTAAGCCAATCATGAAGTATAGTTGTACCAGGAACAAAAACGGTAGAGGCCATAAAAATCCTTATTGATAGAACGGGTCTTCGACCAATCCTAGATTAATGTCAGCTCGGGCACAATCTGCTTGACCGAGATCAGCTATTCCTTGACTTTGTATAAGGTAGCAGACGTAAAGTTCCAGTGTTTCTGGGGGCCTAGAAAAAGGTACTGTAATTTTTTCCTCATGTACTCGTAAGAAGTCTTGTGGGTGGCGTGTTTCCCAGCAATGAGAACATACCATATATCCAGTCCACTCTTTACGAATTTCTGTAGATTTATATTTTTTCCCACATCTATCACAAATTACATTCCAAGCACCGGATTTAAAGTAGTTCTTCATTGGAGGTCCTTATTGAAGTCTATACCAAACTTTATTAGCTGCCCGATAAATGAATTCATATCCCATACTACCTGTTAAATTTGGCGTAAAAGATGTCGGAGCATTTACTATGGTTTGCCCTGAATTTGGACTGACAGTTAAAGATGTTACTATTTGAGTACAGCAAATTCTTGCAACTTGCCCGTCTATTGGATTAGGTGCCATAATAACAGTACCGGTAGCCAATGTACCTGCTGGTTCTAATATAATAGTGGTATTACTATTACCAAAAGTAACACTGAATCCTGTTGTTGGGGTAGAATAAGCATAACTAGTATCACCCTGAGCACCGGCAATAGTACATGATCCTGGAATTACTACTGTTTCTGTAGCTGTTCCAAGCATAATCTGGTTACTGGCTGTTACAGTTGCTGTATATCCAATAGCAACCGATTGGTTAATACCAGCAGCATTAGATGTTGCTCCATACCCTAGAAATGTATTGAATTGGCCTGTTAATATGCTGGCCGAATCTCCACCAACTACAGTGTTATACCAACCAGTTGTAAGTGCTGGAGCTGCGTTCTTACCAATAATCACAGAATTCTTAGCTGTGGTCATGGTAATACCAGCACCTTCCCCAATGACTACATCATTCGAACCACTTGTAATAGCCTGCCCAGCAGCAGCACCAATAACTGTATTATTAGTACATGTCGTGGCAGCAGTAAGAGCATTTACACCAATAGCAGTATTGTAACCCTGAACAGCAGAATTCCAGGTAAGTAACGCTGCATTGCCAATAGCTACATTATCAGTTCCAGCTACGTTAGTTGCTAAGGTATTAGATCCAAATGCTGAGTTCCGAGTACCAGTAGTATTAGCTGTTAATGATAAATTACCAAATGCTTCATTATTTGAAGCAGTTGTATTTGCAGCTAGTGCATGATTACCAAAGGCAGCATTATTTGAACCGGTAGTATTTGCCAGCATTACAGCATTACCAAAACCAGAATTGGCCTTTCCCGTTGTATTAGCAGTAGCCGCTACATCACCAAAAAAAGCATTGTCATATCCAGCAGTATTGCTGGCCATAGAAAGATGCCCCATAGTTGTATTAAAACAACCTGTGGCATTCAATTTAAGGGCATTATATCCTACACCAGTATTTTGGACACCACTAACATTAGAAGCTAATGCTTGATAACCAACACCAGTATTCTGATAGGCATAGGTTGTATTTTGAGCACCAGCACCATATCCTAGGAATGTACTACTGCCTAATGCATTTGGAGATGATCGAATTTCAAAATCATTAGTAGCTGCTGAACTAGTTAGAGCATACGTCGGTGCATAAGATCCTGTGACTTGTTTAACAGAGATATTTGAAAGTGTGCCATTAAAATCTGTAGTTGTTGCAAAGGAAACACCAGTAGTAGCTGTAGTAAATGGCCCATAAAAATATGTTCCATTAGCAGGACTTGTATTAAGTATAATATCCCCTCCGTTTGGAACGGAGGTAACACCTCCCAAACTAGGAGTTACCAATCCAGCTGTAGCGCCAGTAATGGTAAAAGATAATATATAGTAAGCCCCTGATGTTACAGCTGTAGAATTTGAAAGAGTACTAGTATTACCCGCCGTATGAGTAAATCCAGCACCAAAACTACCAGTCCAGCCAGTTGAAGTCCATCCAGAACTAGATAAAGTCTCGGCCCCAAGTGGAGGTGATTCTAAGGTAGCATTCGATGTAGCATTTAAAGTTGTAAGAGTCAAACTGCCAGTCATTGTATCACCAGCTTTATTTACCGGAGTATAGCCTAATGCTCCGGTAACGTCAGAGGCTGAAACACCAGTAGCAGTAATACCCTTTGCAAGAGTAATCGGCATGATTAACCTTGCCCAGTTTGTTGAAGAATTGTAAGAGTAACAGTACCAGTGCCAGAAGCTTGGTTAATACGAACAGCTGCACATGGAAAAGCAAAGTTACCTGAGGAATTTGCTGTTTGAGCAGCCATGGTAGCATGTGGAAATGCTGTAATAGTCCCCACATTGGGGTCCATAATTGCATCAAAGGTATATTCAATCGTATAGGTAGCCGTGCCCGAGACAACGGCCCCCATACCTACACCGAATACCTGAGCACGAGGGTCCAGAGGTTCCCATGCGGATACACCGGTACCAACTTGTGTAACAATTAAACGGCGCATAATATTTCCTTAGGTTACGTATTGAATATCAAAAATCCAAGGACCACCTGAAGTAGAGGCGGTACCTGTTTCTGCATATACAGAAGTAACTACAATGTCACCATTAGCCACAATACTTTCTTCAATATTAGGAAGATTAGTCATTTGGACAAGGGCTGTGGTTGCTCCATTAGCTAGTACATTAACTGTACCAGTTGAGATTACACCAGTATTATTTGTTAGAGTAACTGTAATTGTAGCAGTAGTACCTGCATTAGAAACAGAAGATCCGTGGATGGTTACTTCCAAAACAGAAGCCATGGAGGGTAGAATTGCTTCTACACTTGAAGTTGTATTAGTTCGAGATACTTGAAAAGCTTTCGCTTTCAGATCTTTCGATGTCGGGGACATCGTAGTTGGTCCATTAGTCGCAATTGGATTAATGTCAATATTCTTGAAACCCATTTTATATCCTTAAATGAAAAAAAAGAGCACACCTATTTGATTTAAATTTGGTGTGCCCTCTTGGGTTATTACTTAAGTTTCTTAGCCTGGTGAACCGTAGATTGCACGATTGTCCGTAATACCAAAGGAGAAACGAGAAGTAGCCTTGAACTTAGCGTTCTCAGTATCAAACTCATTATCCATTTCAAATTGGTCAGGACGACGTTCAAAATATTTCAGACCATCCTTAACATTGGTACGAATGAACCAAGCAGCTGGATCTGTCAGGTAATGGTTAATTACATAACCTTTACTAAACTTACCCATCTCACGAAGAGCATTAGTATCATTGTTATCTGTAGCTACACGGCCTTGAGATTTCAGAATACGAGCTGCTTCAAAATCAAGGGTAGGAGGCAAAATCAACATCTCTGGTTTAACAGCGATACGCAGACCACGATCATTGGTAAACAAGGAGATATCAATACAAGCTTGCTCCAGAGCTGCTTCAGACAAGTCTGATGCTGTAGAGATTTGGTTAGACCAAGTACCACCAGCAAAGTTTGGATGAGAGGCATTCACCATCGAAACACCATCGCCGAAAGTATACGAAGAGTTAAATGCACGATTGTACACGTTAGCTGCGATAACTTCCTTAGTTTGACGAATAGAAAATGCCAAACCTTGAGCTTTCTTTTGACCAACCACATCATACTGGTCATCTTCCATGATTTCACGTGTGATGATGAAACCAAGGGCAAAGACGTTGTGGATATAGCGAGTTGTGAAAGCTTGGCGTTCCGAATCATAAGTGATTGGAGATGCCTCAGGTTTCAGGATAGCAAGACCAAACGAAGAAATACCAACATCTTCTTCATATTGCTTATTGGATGTATACTTATCGAAGAGTTTATCAAACTCAACTTCGTATTCAGCGTACGATTTACCGTACCAAGCATTAACACCAGGCCATAGGGCCTTGGCAAAGCTTGAACTATTAATAAGAGCCATTTTACTATTCCTTTTCTATTATACGCCAGCAGTACCAGTACCACCCATATATTGATCGTTATTCAATTTAACGAGCAATTTAGCGGCAGCGGAGGTATTATCATTATCCACACGTTGTGTGAAACCCATAATTTTCAACGGAAGAGTTGCGGTAGTAAGAATAGTACCTACATCCAGAGTCATCCCAGAAGTACCTGTAGAAGTAGAACCAGCTGCTACAGCAAAGTTTGCGTTGTTACCAACATCGCCCAAAGCCGCAGTACCATTACTAGTTTGAACTTCGTATAGAACATTAGGATCATCCGACACATACACATAGCGACCAGTAGAGGCTTTGCGATATTGCGGAGAATTAAGATTCAAAGGATCAATAGCAAAACCAACTACGACACCCAATACAGCATTACCAGCAGCTGCCTGAATTACCGATGGAAGACCCAAGGCATTACCCCCAGAAGCGGCAGGATCGCCAGTTGTTTCTGCTTTGACCAAATCACCAACGAAGACAGCAGTACCGTCACCCGATGGAATAAAGTATAGATTGGCTTGGCCGTTATACGACGCACCATTCAAGTACTTAATAGGATTAAACCCATTAACACGACTTACATTAGACATTTAAACTCCATTAAATTGTAAGACTCTTAATGGAGTAGGTTTGTCTAAGTTGGTTTTCGACCAATTTCAAGTTTACCATAATCTCCAGATTTAAGAGCATCAGCTTTCATTGTTTCCTCAGTAGCATTGACTTCTCGTTGTTTAGCGGCTTCATCTTCTTCATACCAATCTTTACGGATTCGCATGACGACGCCTTTAGTACCACCACCAACCGAGAAATGCTGAATACTACCTTCAGGGGTGCCTTTATTAACACGACGATCCCCAACTTTTACATCAGAGGCTTTACAAACCTCGTAGCCTGCGGCTTCGTACTGTTCAACGCGATCCTCATCGGCATTAACAATTCGATATACGTAATTCGGGTCTTTTCCCTTTACGGTCAAAACATTACGTACACCTACTGGGGTACGAGTTACACGGCCACTTGGCGCTTTAGCAATAGCTTCTTTTTCTGGATTAGACATTATTGATTTCCTCTTTGGATTTTGATTTCTTTGATATACTGTTCCTCGGTCAATGCCCCAGCACGAACAAACGTGGCCATAGCTCTACGTTCTTCAGCGGTCAATTGAAATCCAGAACTTGATTGTGTCTTATGAGCAGAAGAACTTTCCACAGAATTTGGTTTATCCCTGTTAGGATTACTAAACTTCTCTGGAAATTTTGCTTTAACTTCTCTTTCGACCAAACGTAATACATCAGACGGAGATTTACCAGTACTCGCCAATTCTTGGCCATAAGCATCAGCGAATGCTTTCATAGTACGATTTGTATCATACCACTGATTACGTTGAGTCCAATTCTCAAATTCAGGATGGCGAACTTCAGATTCAACAACAGCTTCTTGAATGAGTTGCTGCTTATCTTTAGTAATTTCTGCTTTAACAAGATCAATGCGTTCATCGATATTGATGACTGCATCTGCATCCATATCAGTCAGAGCTGCCTTCTTTTGGGCACGCAATGTATCAAGAGCACGTTGGTACTCTACTTCACGAGTTTTAGCATGATGTGAAGCCATAAGCTTAAGAGCTTTTTTGACTTCCTTGAGTTCTCGTTTCTGGGCATCAATATGTTCAAAAAGAGGAGCCCGAGCTACAAAGATCGAGGCGTCAACCCACTTACTAGGATCACCCTCGTACTCATCTTTTGGACGCCAACCCTGATCTAGGGCTTGCTTTTCAATTTCAGAGTATTCTTTTGGTTCGCCTTGTTGTTCTGTATTTTCAGTCTGGACTTGCTCAGTCATTATTCACTCTCATGGATTAATGCACAGATAATATCTTCATCGTTAATGATGAGTATTTCTTCACCAGTAACTGGATCTTTGACCCACTTACCACTATATTTAGCATAAGCTACATGGTCACCAATTTGGCACCATTTAGTCTCGCCAGTAAAGTCTCTAAAAGCCGAGAAACCAATATCGATTACGATACCAGTATCTACAGCCTTTTGTTCTCGATCACGAGATTCAACTTCAACAATAATACCAGCAGCTTTCGCACTTTTGATATTCTCATCAAGTTCTTCAAACTTATCAGGCCGAATACTCAATCGATGTCCTAATGCTTTAATTCCCATCTAAATCTCCTTCATAGTCAATACCTAGTAGATCACGGTATGCCTTTATGGCTGTTGATCGAATCAAATCCTTTTGTGAATCAATTCCAGCTTGGTCTTGCAGTTCTTCTGTAAGATTTGCTATACGTTGACGCAGATAACCGAACACTTCTTGTGTTACGATTTGGTTTTTCCAGTCTTGGAATTCTGACTTTGAGATTGTGCTAATTTGTGGGCCTCTTCATTGTGGGACATCTTCTGTTGATGTAATTGCTCATTGTGAACCAGAGACTGAATGGTCTGAGCGGTTTCGTCAGCAGTACTCGCTTGAGCCTTATGCTGTAGTTCTGCGGTCTTTAGACCTAGTAGTTGTTGCTTATACTGTAGATCAGCATCAAGTGCTTGCTGAGCCATTTGTTGTTTAGTTTGTTGATCTGATTGTTCTAGATGAGATTTGAATGCAAGTGCTTGAGCTTTAGTTTGCTGTTCTTGCTGTTGCATCTGACCTTTCATCTGGAGTTCTAACATTTTAGGATCTGGCTTCTGTGGAGTAGCCGGTTGTCCTGTCTGTTGCGTTTCCTGATGAATCAGTTTCTTCCAGTTTGGCTGCTCTTGAGCTTCAAGGATACGAGAGATAACTTCTAATGGATCAAGCATACCTGTTGGTAAAAGTTCCATAAGTCCCTGGGCCTTTAGCAGTTTCTCGGTTTGAGAAATAGCATTAGGATCAGCTCCTGGACAGATCTTATATCCAGCAGATGTAAAGTCATGAGGATCTACTTGAATACCTAGGACTTCTTCATAAGTATTTGGATTGAGATATACCTCATTCAAACGGAAAAGCTTTTCATATTCCTCAGCCAAAGAACGATAGATACGTTTATAGACAGCTGTAAACACCTTCATACCCTGTTCAATGGTAGCCATTGTAGTGGTAGCTGGTGTATTCTGACCTGGCATCTTACCAACAAAGATTTCTGCAACAGAAGCTAATTCTTTACCAGAAGAGATCAAAGATCCCATCAGTTTAAACAAAACTTCGCTTGGTTCTTTGGTTGGCAATGGAAAGATCTGTTTCTTCAAATCATCAGCTGTAGAATTTACAGCTTTCCACTCACCCGGTTGAAACCGTGTTTCACCCATCTTGACACGTATCCCCTTACCAATAAATCCAGACTGAAGATTAGAAAGAGAACCAGCATCGACTAGTTGATTAATGATCGTGTTAACAGATTCATTGATAGGGCCAAGAAGCATCCCAAATCCGATGTCATAAAATCCGCCATCTGGATTGGGTACGAATCCAAACTTGGTGTAATACTGGAGAGGATCAACTCTAACAACTTTTCCATCATCATCCTTTTTAATACTTTTCTCATCAAATCTAGCAGAGATACGAAGTACTTTTCCTGTTTCCTTATGGAAGGTCACGATATATGGAAGAGCATAACCTGTTTCTGAGAGATCTAAAAATGTATGTTGCTCAACAATCCGATATGGGGTTGTTTGATCTACTTCTGGAATAAATTTACCTTCATGACCATCAAGGGAGGGTCTACCAATTTCTGCTTCTATAAATAGTTTGGAAAGTTGGCGTTCTTTAAGAATACGTGGACTCATCTCGATAATCTCAGAGATACGTTCACAATCTTTAAGGTTTTTAGTCCAGTAGTTTACTACGATATTCTTTGGATGTACAAGTTCTGATTTATTATGCCCAGAGATCTTACACCAATAAGTTTTCTTAAACATAGTGCCAACAATGGGCAACATTATAAGCATCTTATCCATGTCTTCTTCCCAACCACACATTTCGTGCATTAGTTGGTAGGACATGTAGGAACTTACACGCATAGCCTGATCTTCTTTAGATCCATCAGGATCTTTACCAATGACTATGGATTTTACAATCTGTCCGTCACTAGGAACAAGACTAGGATATGCACGAGCTGCAAATTGCATGGCAGCTGTGCTTAGAATTGGAAACTTGATATTTGAAGCTTTAGGCCAAGGATAGGTACGAACTTCTTTATGTTGATTGGCTAACTTAGTCCACTCATCAATTTGTTTATCCCAATGCTCACGAGATAGGAGATCATTCTCTAAACCTCGTTTACATTCTTGACCAATCTTATGAAGCAATTCCTTCTCAAGATGTTCTGCTATATTGACATTCTCCAGAGCGGCACGAATAGCAGGATGTTCTATATCATTATGTACAATATCAGTATCCCGTGGTTCCGTTCCTTCCATCGTCTCTTGAGTCTGATCTTTCTCGTTCATCTTCATAAAGTTCATCATCCTGTTCTTCTGGGGTTAGCGCTTCAGCCATTTTGTGAACTGCAAGCATCATATAACTTACAGCATCAACTTGGTCGTCATGCCGACCTCGAGGGAATTTTAATAATTCATCTTCCATATCATCCCACCAATCAGCTCCTTTATCAAACTTGATTGCTCTAGCTTTGACTCGGGCTTGTAATGGGCGGGCTCTTGATACCTTATCTGTATTAGCCCGGACTAAATGAATATTTGGATAAACATTATGTTTTCGCATTTCCTCATGCAATGAGGGCATTAGTGTCTTAGCAATTTGACCATCTTCAACTACAAAGACTGAAGGATCAAACGTAGATTGGATTTGAAGAAACATATTAACAAGCTCATCAGCAGGCATACGATCTCGTATGACGTGCCGAACCTGGGTGACACGACTCTCATCCATACCTCCAATAACAAAGACTGAATAATCAGCTCCTTGTTTCTCTGAAATAGCTAAATCAACACCAACATAATAATTCAAGGATACTTTCTTATCATCCTCAGTAAGAGCAATAAGATCATTCTTTTTAATAAAAGCTCGTGTTTCATCAATAGGAATATTCAGGTACTCCTGAGAATACACATCTGGTAAACCTTGGTCTATAAATGATTGGCGAATAGACTTCAATTCTGCTACTGACTTCTTAGAAGGCCAGAGAGTCTCACTGAAATCCTCGTTATGTGCTTTATATTTTATTGACTTCCAACTATATTTAGCTGCAAGACTTATTGTTTTGAGTCCGACTGTGACTGTTCGACGGTCATGCTCTTTTGGCATGGTGTTCTCAAGGAACGAGTCAGCATGAAGAATGGTGCCAACGACCCGCACAATCCCAATATCAGAACGGCAAGGGATAAGTGCACCATTAACCCAGCGTTTAAACTTATCACGGCGTTCCTTATTCATTACTTGTTCATCACCTTCTAGATCATCACAGACAATCAAATCGGGACGTTTACCAGACCATTTGAGACCACGTACGCGCTGTTCACTACCTTTGGCAGTTACACGAAACTGTTGTCCATCTTCAAATTGACCAATAAAATCGGCTTCTGTTTCTTTAATGAATCCTTGAAAACCAAAGAGAGATCGAAGATCTTCATTTTCAATGAGTTCTTTTTTCAGGTCATTAAGGAAAAGAATAGACTGGGCTTCTGTTTCGGAGACAATAATTACATAACTACGTTGTCTAAAAACAAGATTAGCCAAGACGTATGAAAACGTAATGGCTGTAGATTTAGCATGGCCCCGAGGAGCAGCTATTGAAACAAGAGTATCGGGAGAACAGCAGTATTCCCACCATTCCATATGACAGTCAGGAATTTCAGCAGCCCCATCAAAATTCTTCTGTAGTAATGAGGCTACAAAGCCTCGAATTAGATCTGGAGTTAGTTTGATGTTGGACTGCATGTATTCCTCTATAGGGATGCAAAGATAAAGGGAGCACGTACTCCACTTGAAAATTGCTCTGCGGCTTCTAGAGCTGTTGTTAGTCGTGTAGCTGGGGACATCTTGGAACTAGCAGTAGAATAAAGAGAACCAAGGGCTATATTTGTACCACATCCTACAGCATTAAAAGGATGGATGCCTTCTCCTACTTGGTAATCTTCTCCAATTTCAAAAAGACGACCTTCATAACCTACTAGAAAGTTGCCACCACTCTCTACACCATTATCCTTAGTAGACATACCACCTTCAGCTAAACAATTACGTACAGCATCAATAAACACTGTGTTCATGTATTGGTCCACGGACATATTGGGATTTCTATCTGGAACTACCAAACTATATCCAAGTAACTGCCCCATACGAAAAGAACTCGTAAAACCAATTAGGAAATCTCCAACCTGAAAGATTTTAGGGTCTTTCCGTATAGTTAAATTATAACCTTCTACTCCCGCAGAGTCTGCTCCCATATAAACTTTGTCTTTAAGAACTAAAGCTACAACACAGGTCATGGAAGTTCCTTAATCAATTCATTATATTTATCCCGAAGATCATTATACATTTTGCGTAGTAGACGTTGATTCAGGAATGCATCTTCTAGACTAGTTCCGATTAGATCCGGTGCTGGGGGAGCTGGCTGCTTTACTGAGACAGGCGCTGGTGGCTGTGGCATCGCCGTTATCGTTCCAGTAGCACAACTGCTCAGCAGTAAGATGAGTGTCAGTGAGGGAAGGAGTATGAATAACCTTTGGAACGTTCTTGTCAGTCGTAGCATATGCTGTGCTCCTCTTAATTTCCAGATCACTGATCCGTTTGTCTAGATCTGTCCACTTTTGGACTTGATCTGCATAAAGTTTCTGTTGTTCAGCCATTGTGGCCACCTGAGCTTTAAGTGTTTCTACAGAGTCAATCTTAGACTTCATATAGAATCCACCACCAACTAAACCTAGTATTACTGCTAGAATAGCCCCATACTTAGCTATTGATAACCAATTGATTAGCATGTTTCTATTCCTTAAATTAAAGCTAGTTTTTGAAAGTTATTTGGAACTAGCAAACCATAACAAGCCCATAGGGTACTTGGGAGGATTACCGAACCTCTGGTTGCTTAGGTTTGCTTCTACTATTCCTTCGAGCAAACCAAGGTAATTTTTTAACTTTTAATCTTCTAAAAGATCATGACTAGCAATAGTTTTACCATGTTGATTCATGATATATGTATTACCAGTTCGTTCATACATTTCAAAACCTGGCTTTCCATCACGAAGTATAAAGAGCATTCGTTTATCACTTTCACACAGATCATCACGTTTAAGATCACAATAACCGACCTGAATACGATCTGCATCTCCTACTGTAATAAGATGAAAGTTTTTTGAAGGATGTGAATCAGGAATATCCTGAGAAGACATAATTTTAATAAATAGCATATAGTTCTCCTAGTAATTAAGGTATCTCTACCAATCAGATTTTGATCTAAAATCTGCAAAATTCTTATCGGCCCCTACCAGAGCCTTTATGTGTTTTAAAATATTCTACCTGTCGAAGGCGTTTAACAGCCCCAGTTTTAGATAGATTAGGTTTAGACAGAGGTTTACCCTTAGTCTCACTCTTTACTTCGTAACCTGATCTAGTTTTAACAATTGTCATACTGGCCTTATTTCATCTTAGCCCCAGAAGTTCGCGGGAAACTGCGATTCTGTGAAGCGGTTCGCACTCGGAGGTTAGACTTGGCTGTACTTCCACCTTTGACCAATGGTACTCGGTGATCCACATCTTTTCCATCTCCTTTGCTGACCTTTCCTGCTTTGACCATTTCCGAACGAGCCGCATTTCTTTCTGCTCTTTTCTTGATCTGAGCTGGTTGACCTTGGTAATTCTGATACTCTTTTTTGTAATCACGTTTAGTTGCCATCTTTTATCTCCACATCTAGAATATCCGAATCCAGAGATGGATTGGGTTTGACTACAATAGTACGACTTTTTTGGAAGTTTTCAAATTCCATAGCTAACTTCTGAAGACGATCATTAACTGATACTTGCTCTGTAATTCGGGTCGGTTTACCACGAGCTACATTCCGTTGATCCATAAGAGTAGTTGTAACCTTTAGAGCATCTGTAGCCTTCAAGGGCTTCCGGGTGAACTTATTCTCTTTAGAGTTCCACATCCAGTCACCATGTTTAAGACGGTCCCGTACAGTACCCATACCTTCCTTGATTAAGGAAGTCATGTCTGCTTCTAGGACTGTATCTTCTTCTCTCTGGATCTCCTTAATGGAGTCTTTCCACCATTGGGTTTGACCTGTATTACGGAGGGTATCATAGTGCATACCCGACTCCTGAGCCGCTATAACCCAAGAGCCAGTAGCGGCATAAGTCTGAAGAGCAGTTAGTTTCTGTTTATCTGTATAATGAGTCATAGGTTTACCCTTACGGGTAGCCATAAGACTCAATTTAACACCTGTACCTAACTTCTGAAACTTGCGAGTCTCTCGGTGAAGAGCAAGTTGTTCTTTAAGCTTTTCATCCATAAGAGTTTTTCTTTCAAAGAGCACAGTATGTGCATACTAGAATATATATATATAT